AGATACGATGCTAAAGAAGCTTACAATAAAGATTTGACAGCTTCAGCAAGATTACATTATTTAGAAAATGTTAGACATGATCATGATTCTCCTGCAGACATGCATTGTTCACCAATGAGAATGCATACTGATGCTCACATGAGAAGACAAGCTAAAAGAATAGCTAAAAGAACAAAAGGTGATGAGCAGGATATTTATTATGAAATGAAGTCTAAGAAAATGAGTGAAAAAAAAGATTCACCAATGAAAATGGAAGGTAAAGGATGTGCTAAGTCTGAAGGTGGAAGTGGATGTGTAGTAAAAAGAGGTGATGAATATGTAATTCTAAATAATAAAAAAGGTGGTATATTTCAAAGTGGATTTAAAAGTAA